ATTGACCTAGGGCGATAGATTATATCAATCGAGATGTCTAGTTCAATAGGATTTTGCCCTTTTAAGAACCTTTTCTTGTTAGCCTCGTTTAATTTTCTAAGTTCCCTGGATACTCTTTTCTCACTATCTCTTGAGTATTCAAAAAGAGTAAGTCTATCGCTTTTCTGTATAAGATGTTCTTTCCACACCTCCACAGGAGGAAGCGTGGCGGTAAACCTTAAATGTGCCATATCTTAGAAGGGCACGTCACTTTCAAAATCGTCACTAGGAGCGTCGTAGCGGCTCTGTGGCGCGGCTTCTCGCCTATGTGCGTTATTACTATCGTCTTTACGTTCTGGCGCCCATTCTACGTGTTCGGCTACAATATAGACTTTCGAGTTTTTCTTCCCATCTGGACCTTCCCATCGGTCCTGCTTTAGCCTTCCAACAACACGGCAACCACGGCCTTTCTTGCCGGAGTTAGCTGAAAATTCAGCTAATTTTCCCCAGGTTTGAACATCGAAGTACGATACTTCTTTTTCGTACCCGTTATCCTTTTTATACGACCTATTAGTGGCAACGGTAAATTTACATACCGAAGTGTTAGACATCCCCACCTGATGCATCTCAGCATCACGAACAAGATTACCTTCTAAAAGTACCGAGTTTAGATTGTTCATACCTTCCCCCATGATCTAAGTTTTTTTTCAGTAGCGTCTAAGTCACGACGGAACTGGTCTATGCCTTCTAGGACCTTCTTAACGGGAAGGTCATCTTTGTTAAATCGCATAACAAACATTTTTATATTATCAGGAAGAGCGGGATCGAAAGATTCAAAATCCCACCACTTTCGACCATAAACGATAAGGTTTCCGGTCATCTGATAGATGTATTTTGTATCAACTATTTTATTTGAAAAAAGTTTTAAATGATCTATTGTATCGACGTGTTTTTTTGTTTCTGGACATTTTATCTCAAGCCCCCCATCATTTCCAATAAGGCCATCAGGTGAAGCCCAAAAGTCAGTTATAGCAGGGCAGATCATCCCACCATCTTCAATAACCATAACCCCATATGTTGCTTCATAAAATGTCCTTGCTTCACCTTCATTATTACTACCATCTTCCATAAACGCGCTATGGAATTTTTCATATGGTATTCCAGTCATTCTTTCAGAAACAATTGCATAAAGATAATTTTCTCTTGTGACCGAAGGTTTTCCACCACGTCCTTCTGAAAGTACCGCGTCTAGTCTGGATGCAGTGATCTTTCCTAGCCTAGCCGCTCTCCATTCATCTGTCCCTTGTTTCATTTTGCCGCCTTTGAAAGCTTCTCTTTCATCTTATCTTTAACTATAGTGATGACATCACGACCAATCTTATCACCATCAAGGCTTTTGTATACATCCTTAAATTCGGTCGCAAGCTGTTCCAAAGTAGCACATCGTTCGAGGCGGATTACTTGTTCTGAGTACATAACTCCATCATAGAAAGTAAGATCCCCGTCAGTATCTTCTCCTTCCTCTGAGATCCCAAACCCAGCCTTAAAGGTGTATCGATGACCATAAGAAGTCATTGCCCCCATAACCTGAACCGAATTCATCTGATTTGTCTTCTCAAGGTTGGGGACCGTAAAACTATTTGACTTTGAATATCCCCACCCTGATATTATCATAGTCACTTTTTTGCCTTTTTCTGTTTCTTCTTCTTCCCACCTATAACTAAATCCATAATTGTTTATTATCTCTTTACAGTCTTTAATTATAGAGTCGAGGGAAGCATACTTGCTAGTATATCCTTGAGTGTTTTTCTTTATAACAGGAAGCTTTGCCTGCATTTCCGCGAAGTTCTTTTCAAATTCCTTCTTTGCTTGCCGCTCCTCCTCTTTCTCGCGAAGAGCTATAAGCCGCTCTAATGCATCTATTTTACCCTCTTGAATAGCCAACCTAAACAGTGGATCAGCGTTTTCAAGCCCTGATTCATCCCTTACCACAACTTCTTTTGGCTCATTATATGGTTCAGCTTCCTTGAATTCTAGTTCATCTGACATATAGTCCTCCTAAAGATACTATATCATACAATCATTTTCATGTAAAGTAAAATATTTGTTGACAAGCACAATTTTGTCTGTTATTATGTTTATTGGAGGGCTTATGAAAGATAAATCAAAGATGGATTTTGGAGATGCATTGATCTATATAGCCGAATTAATACATAATGAATACTATCATGATTCATTGGAAAACAGGGCTTTTATGACGATTTTGTCTGGAATAAAGATATTAAACCTTGCGACTATATATGAAAATGACATAAAGAGGGCTATAGAAATTTTGCAAGGGAAAGGCTAAATGTACAAATTAGCAAAAGAAGGCGAAATTATAACAATTGACAATATGGGATCTGATTGGATAAATATAAACTATGGAAGGTATAAACCAATATCAGAAAAATACGTATATACTAAAAAAGGCAACTCTATGAGTTGGTGGAAAGCAAAAAAGGTTCTTTTGTATAAAGATGATATAAAACTGTATTTCAATAGTAGTGCCGAGGCCGCAGAATATGTGGGAGTTCATAAGACTTGGTTTTCAAAGTGCCTTTTGTCTGGTAATAAAATAAGAGGCTGGAACTGCCAATATATAAAGGATGACGAAGATGAGAATATATAAAGGTAAAAATAAGGATAGCCTTAAAAAAAAGAACGCTAGGAAATGGTTTAATAAATACATCCGACTCAGAGACGCAATAAAAACCACTGGTAACATTCGCTATTGCCGATGTATAACCTGTGGAGAGATTTTTCCGATGAGCAAGATTCATTGTGGCCATGGCATAGGTGGAAGTACAGGCGCGGTACTTTTTGATGAAAAAATAGCAAATGGCCAATGTTATGACTGCAACGTGACTCATGGAGGGGAGTACCAGAAGTACAAATCAGTATTAATAGAACGACATGGAGAAGAATGGTTTGATATGAAAATGCAGTCTAGAAAGAAGTCTGTTACTATAACAGAAGAGGAATATGGATTTATCGCTGATGAATACAGAAAAAAAGTTAATGAAATTCTTAAAGAATATTAATAATTTTGTTGACAAGGTATAAAAGTCATGTTACCCTTTCATTATTGGTATAGGAGGATATATGGATTTTTTAGAATTTAAGGCTGCGTTTCAGAATCATGTCTATTCAATGATTAAAGACGAATCGCACTTATTCGTGGTTGATGTAGATAAAGACCTATTATGGTCTACATATCTTAATTCATTTCCTGATGGTACAAACGTTATATTTAGAGAACGTTCCGAATATGATTGTTGTGCATGTCGGCACTTTTTGAAGTCTTATGGTAATATTGTAGCAATAAAAAACGGGAAAGTTGTAACATCTTGGGATTTCTCCGTTGGAGATGTGAAATACCAACCTGTCATAAATGCTTTGTCAAAGTTTATCAAGTCTCATAAGATATCAAACGTATTCGTCACAAAAGAATTGAATCTTGGAGTTGACAAGAATTATGAACAACAAGAAGATGGTTCCGTAGTAACCTGGAATCACTTTTATTTAAGCCTTCCTGATAAATTTAAAACAGAAGCCCCTTTTGGGAAAACGATTGAATATGTAAAAGGCCAATACAGAGATGTGTGCAATGTATTCAAAAGGTCACTCGAAGAAATAAGCGAAGATGCTATTTTAACAATATTGGATCTTATAAGCCAAAAATCCCTTTATAAAGGAGATGAGTGGGAAGTTGTTCTGAGACAATTTTTATCTCTTCATAAAGAATATTCAAAATTAAAAACAGAAGAGGCTAAAGATGTATTCGCGTGGGAACAGTCGGTAAAGGTAGGTCCCGTCGTTGGAAAGATAAGGAATCATTCAATTGGCACTTTGCTTACTGATATTACCAACGGAACTGAGTTGGATGACGCTGTAACTGCTTTTGAAAAAATGGTAGCCCCGTCTAATTACAAACGACCAAAGGCTATTTACACAAAGAAGATGCTCGACGACGCAAAGGCAAAACTTGAGGCCGATGGACTAATGCTTTCTCTCTATAGAAGGTTTGCGAGAATAGACGATATATCTATTAATAATGTCATATTTGCAAATCGAGATGCAGTAAAAAGGATGAATGATACGGTTTTTGATGACATGGAAAAATCAATCGCTGTTAACGTTCACTCGTTTGACAGGGTTGATGAAATCTCAATTGATGATTTTATCAAGAGTGTAGTTCCATCTGTATCATATATCGATGTTCTTTTTGAAAATCGTCATGCTGGAAATCTTGTATCTTTAATAGCCCCTGAAAAAGAATCAAAAAATCTTTTCTCTTGGGATAATCCTTTTTCTTGGGCTTACACCGGAAACATGACTGACTCGATGAAACAACGAGTTAAGGCCGCAGGAGGAAACATAGAAGGAGATTTAAGGTATTCAATCCAGTGGAATGATGACGGTAATAATAATAATGATTTTGACGCCCATTGTATAGAACCAGGTGGAAATGAAATATTTTTTAGCCGTAAAAAAGGTCACTGTTCTTCTGGAGAACTCGACGTGGATATAATTCGGCCTAACGGAGATGTGGCTGTTGAAAACATTACTTATTCCGACAGGAGAAGAATGCCTAACGGGACATATTCTTTCTTCGTTCATTGTTATTCAAACAGAGGTGGGAAAAGTGGATTTTCTGCGGAAATTGAGTTTGACGGGCAGACACATTCTTTTTCATACAACAGGCCGTTAAACACTGGAGAAAAAGTTCAAGTTGCAAAGGTAGAGTATTCAAGCAAAGACGGTTTTAAGCTTATAGAACTTTTGCCTTCTTCGACCACATCAAAAGTTGTATGGAGTATGGACACAAATCAGTTCCAACCTGTTTCCATGATGATGCTTTCGCCTAATTATTGGGATCTACAGGAAGGCCGAGGAAATAAACA